TTTTTTTCTACTCATCACGCTCTATCTCAAATTCGTCATCTAAGTGTTTATCCATGCTCAGAAAGAGAGGGTATCTCATGACGACGAGAATCTCTCCTCTGTCTTGCTTTATGATAGCAACGTCACATGATTCAGGGGGTTGCATATAAGAAGCGATAGACTTACGAACCTTGTTCTGCACTCGGAAACTCTTATGACCTATAATAGCATCAACTTCCTCATGCATTCCCAAAGCTCTACCATTAGAACCCCATGCTCTTACAGCAGGAGTACCTTCAGCTTTAGCCTTATCTACACATTCTTTTTCAAACCTATTCCCTTTTTGTTTACTTGGATGAGACACTCTTAGCCTTTGCTTTCTTAGCAGGGGCTTTCTTCTTTGAGGATTTCGGAGGTGCGACAGGTGGAGGCGTAGGTTTACGCTTTAAATCTGCCTTAGTATTCATAAAGACTAGGGTAATTATCTCATTAGGTTTGAAATCAGGCCAATCAGCAGTGAGTTTCGCTAAGAATATATTGCGCTCTCGTCCAGCAGGATAGTAATAATTCTGTAACAACTGATTATTAATATCTGAAGCTCTCATAATCTTAGAGTGCAGTACAATTCCATGAGCACCATCAAGTCCATAGTCCACTTCATCACCATCCTTCAGTGTAGCAACACCTCTGATAGCATGACTCATGTGTTCTATTGCAGCATTCTTACCTAAATCAAATTTATATTTATAGTTCATTTAGTTTTTACCTTTAAGGGGTTCACGCCTTCTCAAACGACGACGTAGGGCCTTTATTCCCTGTTGTTTAAAATCAACATAAAACTCTGAGTAGACATAGCGTTGTGCTAAATCTTTGAAGACTTCTGCTGCATCTTCCTTTGTCAGAGTTTGTAGACCCGGTATAATCTTCATGTAGTGATTCTTACGTGACTCATGCTCTGTGAAGAACTCATCAATGAAATCATCCAGTTCATAGCCTATTACATTCGATTTATTTTGGTCTTTTGACATTATTAGTTTTCCTAACTTCTTTAATTGCCTCTCGGCATTTTATGTGCATCCATATTAATTTACCTTGAACTCTGTACGGCATCTCTGTATGAGTGTCGAATAGCAAGGTTGTGTCACAAACGGGGCATCTTTTGTTTCTTTTAGCCATGTTTGATTCTTTCTGTATTAAGAAGTAGTGAAGGCTCTGCCCACTTAGGCCTTCGATATATCACGTGCAGGACTCAAACTAACCAGCAACAGGGCTTAAACTTCATCAATCATTTCTCCTAAGAGAAGTTAATCAAAGAACGTTATAAATCACTTGTTGCGCTATGCTTTAACATAGCTTGGTTATTTTCATCTTGTTGTGGGCAGATTTTATTTATTCTCCGGGTGCGGGTTTCAATCCATGAACAAATGGCCTATAAACCAGTTCAACCCCAGCAATTTCCTTATCCTCTTTTAATGCTTCAAGGATACGTCTTTTATCAGGCTTAAACGATTGTACCATGTTCATGTACTCACGAGGTAGCTTGCTCTCATCAGTGATGTTGACAGCAGCTCTCCCGTCCCGTACCGTTATAGGATTAAATTCACTATGACTTGGAGTTGTACCAGTAGCTTCAAAGTGTCTCAGCACTAAGCCCTTAATAAACTCCTGTTTGTTCGATAATGTCTTTTTTGCTCTGGTGAGCTTTTTTATTTGGTCATCCATCATCTCAACCATCTTCTGGTTACTTTGGAAATACCAATAAACACCATCTTCTTTTTCTGCTAATTCAGTAAAGCGTTCTTCTAGCTGTACCTGAAGATACTTTTCAGTTTCCTCATCTCCAGCCATACGCATATCTGATTGCAGAAGCATGATGTCAGTCGCTATGTCATCAAATGTCCTTCGTGGACTTATACTTTTTTCTTTTGGTTTAGCCAACTTTATCTAATCTCACTCCTTCTAACCTCAACTCACAATCGAACTCTTCTTTCTCTCGATTAGCAGTTGAGTATACACGTAAGCCACGCATTGTTTTTGTGCCTTTCATGTATCGGGGTTCAAGGGATACTACCTTGTTTACATTATAAGCGACTCTAAACGAGCCCTTAGATGAGGCTATATCTAGTCCTTCATGGAAAGCCGACTTACTGACTTCCGAGATAACAAAGATGATTACATTATTATTACGAGCAACATCTACGAGTGCTTGACTTGCTTCTTCAACACGCATATTGGGGTCGTTTAACTTCGACTTAAATAGACCCATATGGTCTACCACAACAATTTCGGGTTTCTTTGGGAGCATTTGGATACGTTTCCCAAGCTCTTGAGGATACCCCATGTTATAATCAACTGTCAACCAATCAAACTTATCTTCAAGACCATTTCTGTATTCTGAATAGTGTTCGGCGATTTGCTCTTCTGTCCAACCTGTCTCAATCATGACATTCCGTATCCATATCTGGAGTGGAGACATTTCTCCTTCCAGCATATACGTGGGACGTTTGAAGGCATTAATCCAGTTCAGCAATAGCATGGTCTTCATAGATTTAGGTGGTGCTTGTATCATAACGACTTCTCCCGGTCTGATGGGAAAGTCTACACCTTCGTAAGTATGACCTAAATTGATACCGCGCTTTGAGGCACCTGATGTGAAATACTCCACAACAAATTTCTCCATAGCTTTAGCATCCATCTGAGTTGTACTTTTCTTGGCTTTAAAGAGTTTGCAAGAGGATGAACAGAACTTATCTTTCATGAAGTCACTACAACCATAGTTATAGCCTTCTCCATTATGACCTTTATAACATGAGGTCACGATTTTGTCCATTTCATCACTACTAAACTTGCGGTCTTCCACCGTATCATGTCGCTGTCTCCAATCTTCCATGATAAGACGCACCACACTCTCAGGGTATCTCCATCTCAGGTGAGAGGCTATACGTAGAGCAGCAGGATGTCTCTTATCTTCAGGATTGATTCCAGCAACCATCTTTTGGATACAGGTATAATGTGATGGGTCAGGGTTAGAACCAAGAAGTTCTGTGGTATTACCACTCTTCTTAATCTTAACATTCAAGGCATCAAAGACAGGTTCGCACTCTAGTTCAGTATAAGCGAACTTCTTCCTTGGTTTCTTAGCCATCAATAATATAGTATCTATATTTCCTTGTAGTTCAGCCACAGTCAATGGAATCTTCCATAATTTAGACTTACTATTCAGAGAATTTACAAGACGTATTATACGGGTTTTGTCAGATACACTTGAGTCAGCAAATGACCATATATCCTTATTCAATAATGCTTCTTTGACCTTTACATGTAGGTTCTTATCAGGTTTCCATCGAAATGCTGTACTATGGATACCGAAATGAAACCCACGACCAGAGAAGTAAGGTTGATAGGGTATATTGTAATCTTCCAAAAGCAATCCAAGGGCAATAGCCTTCTCTTGTGCTTTCTTAGGATTTTCACCATCTACGTCTAACAAGAATTCATCAGGCATGAATAGTAAGCCATCATAGTTAGCCAAGGTCTTTTTTTCCTTAACAAACTCTACGACATGTTCATCATAATCCCAAAGTGACACAAATGTATCTTGAGCTATACACTCCCAAGTAGTTGCATCTTCTGGTTTTCCGAAATGGTGACGATTATGTAGTCCAAATGCATACTCTTTCAGCATTATTTCACACTAATAATCTGCCATCCAGATTCTTTGACTCCACTTACAGCAACAGGAGCTACGATTAATCTACGTTGAGGGTCAGTGCGAATCTTGCGAAAGACACGTTCATAGGACTCAGGTGAACCGTGTGTCGGTTGTGACACACCTTTATAATTACCTAATGATAGTTTATGTATATCACTTGTCATGAAGTAAGGGTCAGACTTGTGCTGTTCAATATAATGAGCGAACTCAATAATATGGTCAGCGATTGTATTTATTTGCATTTTGTTCTCATAGGTAGACGACTAGGGGTGGCTAGCGCATCGCCCACTCACCCCATCACAGTCATCTAATTCTACATGTAGTCGTCAGCAGCCTTTACGGTTTCGATAACTTCAGCAGTTGGTGTTTCAATAACAGGAGTTTCTACACTAAAGACTTCGGGAGTTCCCGGTCTGTCTTTATAAGGATTACGATATTCCTCAAAGAAAGTCTCTGCTCGACCTTTGAAATACTCTACATCTTTAGCCGTATATGGCAATACATTATCAGACGCTTCAGTTTCAACAGGAGCAATACGGTCTAACATGCGAGTGTATTCTTTATCAGGGTCACTATCACTTGGCTCTTTGTAGAAATAAACCCACATTTGAGCACCGACAAGGTTTTCAGCCTCATCGTCAAATGATACTATTGCAGCACCACTAGCTGATTCAAGCACTTCAACAATACCAGCATTGGCATGTTTATAGAAGTTAGCTAGCACGAACTCTTCTCCATCTTTATTTGTCTTGGAAAAGATACGCAGATTCATGTTATCGGGATAACCTTCAAACCATACGTCGCGGAATGGTGTTTCATTGTTCCATACACCACCACTAGCTTTTTGTACTGTAAGCAATTTCCAACCGGGTGAAAAGTCACTACCGCCTGTACGTTGCGTTGATGTTCTCAGAGCCATTAAGATTTCTCCTCTTTAGCTTTTGTATCGGGGATTTCTTGAACTAGAGTTTCTAACGATTTTGTTTTACCTGAACCGGGTGTACCAATTACTAATATTTTAGCATTAGGCCATCCAGCTTTTTTCGCTGCATCTAATAGAACACGATAGTCTTGAGGTATCTCAGCAGGTAAAGTCTGAGTTCTATCTTTGGCATGAGCAAATGTAGAAGTCTTGTTAATGTGCCACATGAACTTCAATTTGTTGCCGGGTGCAGGTACTGTTTTCGTATAAACTACGAAGTCAAACCATTTAGCAAGGTCTTCTTTAGAAGAACCATCAATATATGGAATGAGTGGGGTTGAGCCATCATCAAGATTGTCCTTTTTAGCATGGACATTTACAATGAGATGACAAGGAATACGTGTAATATCTTCCATTTTCATATCAATGGCGTTTTTGAGTTTACCCCAACCATCAATCTTTAATTTACCATCTTTTCCAACAAGTGTACGTTGGTACTTCTTGGCTAACTCAGAAAATGTATCTAATACAAGTGCATCTAGGGGTACTCCCTCTTTGGGAAGAAGTACACGTGTTGGTTCAACTACATCAATATTAGCCAGTTTCTTCTTGATATTCATTATCTTGATATCAAAGAGTTGAGCTATGGTAGCCTCAAAAGCAGCCCATGAATCGGGTCTTAATACTGGGTAGCCAAACAAGTCTTCAATAAGAGTATTGTTACCTAATGTTTTGGAACCTTTCTCAAAATCGAAGAACAGAACTTTGTTTAAAAGTTTTGACAAATCAGTTTTCCTTATGGGTATAACGGGGTTAATCATCCCTTTAATATAACAATTTTAAGGGACAATTCAAGTAACTTATACCAGATTACTTATCAAACGGAAACCACCAATCACGGTCACATTCAGGACAATGAAGATGATGGATGCGTAACCGAGATGGATACCAACCATGTACCACAAAACAGTAGAAACTATTATGTGTCAGCCAATACAAGCTCTTCTTGAGCATAATCACATTCCTCTCCACTAATTTGGATAATAACAGCAATGCCATCTGTTTTTTTGACTGGCATAGCATGACTACCCCAGTATGTTGACATGGAAATAGGAGCTTTTTT